TGATATGGATGATTTGAAGGGTTACCTCCAACTACAGTAACAGCAAAAGTTTGAGTTATAACGAGAGCATCAACAGTAACATTACCAACCTCAGCAGTTAATTCTCTTTTTCTATTTTCAGCAGAACCATCATCTGGAACCATACTTCCGTAAGTCGGATTAGCTTCAGTCGAAGTTAAGGACATTGAACCATCTGTTCTAAATGCAAAGTCACCTGGCAAAGTTAAATTAACAACTATTTGACCTCCTCCTCCTGAATCAGCTTTTGTTTGGTCTGCTGTAGAATCATTTATAAATGGTTGTATGGGTTGTTGAAATTTTTGACTTTTTGCATTAGCTAAAGCTATTGGGTCAGCAGTAATATGCTTTCTTCTTATCTGCGGATGTTTGGCTTCGTATTCTGATTTATGAACGAGTGAGCCATTCCACTCTCTTACCATTTCATTATAAGGAAATGCCATGCCTGAGCGGTCTGAAATTGCTTTTGCATATTTTCCTCTTGCGTATGCCATTAATATACCCCCGTAAATCTTTTACCACGAATAGCTGCTTTACCACCCTTACTCATTTTAACAGCTCCACCTTTTTTTGCTGTTCCAAAAGAAGTGCCATAAGAAGCATATGGATTAACAAAAGGTTTTGGTTGCATTGACTGTGTATTACTAAGTCCAATATTTGAATATACATTTTGTCCTGTAAGACCCTTTGATGGTTGATATTGATGATATAGAAACCTATTATCATGTCTTTTCTGAAGTCTTTGAAGTGCAGCAAATTGTTTATCATATTCTTCATCACCTGCTTTTTGAGCTCGTGTTGTTGAAACTGTATATTTTTCATCACCAACCTTTCTGTACATAGGACCAGCATCCTGTGGTCTTAAAAAAGGGTCAGATGATGGTTTTTGATAAAACTGCTGTCCATAACTTCCTTGTTGTAATACTGCACCCTTTGGTAGTGTACTAGTGTAAGTCGCAGGTTTTTGTGGTTGATACATATTAGTTCTTGGGTAAGTTACTTCATACTTTGGTCTTGTTCTTTGTTCTGTTTCAGTAATCATTAAACTTTTTAAAGCCTTATCTGCTTCTGCTATCTCAGACGATAAATCTCTATAATAACCAGTGGTTGCAGCAGGTTTATCAGGGTCTTTAGCAATATAAGTATAAGTCGGTTTAAACTTTTGTCCTAAACTACTTTTTACTTGTTTAAATTGTGCATCTGTAGGTTTTGAATATTCTTTTTCAATTGATGATATATAAGCATCTCTTTGACTTTTAGGCATATTCATAGTAGCAGCATATTGAATATTCGCTCTTTTATCAAAAGTTTCTTGCTCACCACCACTTAATCTATCTCTGTAATTTTTTATAGTCTTAAACAACTCAGGCTTAGATTCTTCTAACGCTGACAGATATCCTCCTGCAGCTTTTTTATACAACTTCATACCTTTCATTAAAAAACGCCTTTAAATTTATTTCCTCTGATTGCAATTCCTCCTGTCTTAGCTAATCCTAATTCTTTATAAATATCTTTAGCCACAGTTGGTTTGCTTTTCCTTACTGCAGCAACTTGATATACAGGTCTATATTTGCCCTCTAGACTTTTATTAATATCACTAAAAGTTTCTTTTGTTGGTGATGAATATTTAGTAGTCATCTCTGAAACAAAAGCTTTTTGTTGTTCTTCAGGCATATTTCTATACGCTGCAATTTGTTGTCCTGCTCTTTTTTTAAAAGTATCTTGTTTTGCTGGGTCTTTAATATTAGATAACATAGCACTATAAGATTGAGCTAATACAGGACTTACACCTTTTATAAATTCTAAATTTGCATCTCCACCTGTTTTTAATCGTAATCCTTTCATTTTTCTCTCCTTATAATCTGGTTGGGTAATATGATTGTGGTGTTATGTATACTGAGGTTCTTTGACCATCTTCTACAAGTGCTCTTTGTAATTCATCCTCATAAATAAGTTTATTTTGTTGAACTACCTGTGGATTATATTTCATAGACAAATAATAAGCTAACCCAGCAACCATACACGGAATAAATCTAAATACTACATCAGCCGTATTAGTATAAGCTCCAGCGTCTTCAATTCTTTTTAAATAGTAATATTTTAAATATGTATATGTTGAAGCATTGGGTGTTTGATATAAAGTAATTTGTGGAATGGTTTGTCTGTCAACATAATATTGTGAAGGTTGTCCTGTTGAACCTTTATTAGGTAAAGCAGCATATTCACTTCTACTAATTTTCGTTAGCGACACATCATTAGTTGAAGAAGTCGTTCCTGTTGTGGTGCTGATATATGCCTCTAGAATGTCGTTTGCATTTGTAGGTGCAGTATAAGTTGAAGTGCCCGCAGTTAACAACTGCTCTTTTAATTCAACTTTCCATAAATGAACACCTCGGTTTCCCCATTCACTAAATAAGATATTAAGACTTCGTCTTGCTGATTTTAAATCATAACCACTGTTTGTTCGCTTACCACATCTTTCGTAAGCTTCTTGAATGATATCATCAATATTAAGGTCAAAAGTAGTTGAATCTGAAGTTGCCATACATCACCTTAACTTCTGTGAATTTTAGTTGGGTCTTTTACACCTTGAACTGCCATGCCTCCAAATTTCTTTTTTTTTACCTGATTACTCATGGCTGATTCAATAGCTCTCCCTCTTTTTTCTTCATAACTTGTAAGAACCCCATCTCCATCAAGGTCAGCTTTATCTGGATTTTTAAGTGAATTTTTCATAATTAAAGTATATCCTTATAATAGTTCTTTGCAAACCCTCCCTTTGCAAAATCAAAACTTCCTTCAATGCTTAGTTGTCTTGAAATTTTTCCTGTCTTATTGTCTTTGGCAATTTGTCCTCGCACTCTACCATATCTACCACCAATGGTGCCAGTTACACCCTTTGATTGTTTTTTGTCTTCATAATAAGGTGTTTTTACATCCGTGTACTCTTTAAACAATTCAACAGAAACATCAGGTAATTTTTTATTTTGTTTTTTAAGCTCAACAGCAGGTCGCTTATAACTTCGCTTTACATCTCCTAAATTAACTTCACTAAAATCAAATTTAGGTTTTAAAGAAAATTTTTTTCTTGGTTTAACTATAAATTTACCATTGTCCGCAAAAGTTTTTACATTAGTAGGTTTACCGCCTACACCTTGAGCTTTTGCTCTTTTTCTTTTTACTGCACTTCTTCTTTGTGATTCAGACATTCTTCGTGCTTTTGCCAAAGGAACACATTTTGGATATTTTCTTTTTTTATCAGCTTTTAATTTACTACGACCACATTTGGCATAAGTTCCATCGGCTTTCTTAGAACCGATATCAACCCAATTTTGTGAGAACCACTTTTTTAATCCCATTACATTAAATCTTTATAATAATTAGACGCAGAAGGGTTTGTTATTGTATCACCATCAACATCAACACTTACTGGTGAACCCATGACAGCATGACCTCCAACACTAAATTCATAATTTGTTTCAGCAAAGATTCCTTTCTTTGCAGGTTTAGGTCCTTTAAAATCTTTTCGTTTTAAACCACTTGGGTCTTTAATTTTACCTGCACAAATTTTTGAGGCATAAGCGTTTGCATAGGCTGAAGGATATACCTTGAATTTTCTTTTAGCGGCAGCTTTGCCTCTAGCACATAGTTTTGTCATATTTATACCCCCATCTATTCTCAGCTAAATCCCAAACTCTTTTTGTTTCTTTTGGAATTTTTACCAAAAAATTATTAAATTTAATTATATTTTTAGTTATCTGCATCTTTAAATGTCCTTATAATATCAATTTTGTGTTCGTTAGTTGATACTATATCTACCTGCTTGTCTATTTCATCTATGATGTTTGGATGCTCACCTATACCAACAGAACTATTTAAATAAATTTTTATAGTTGCGTTAGCTTTTTCAATGTTTGCATCATAAACTTTTACCAGAGCATTTATAATATCATCTTTCATTATGTTATCACCTTTTTTTTACTCTTTCTAGTCTTTGCAAACTTACGCTTTTGTGGACCATCGGTAATTTGTTTTTTCATTTGTGACCTTCCTATTGCCATGGTATATACCTCGTCTTTCCTTTAGCATCTTTATAAGCTTTTAAAAATTGTTTACGACAATCATCAGTATAAGATACATGAACCCAACCACTCTGTGGGTCTGATGGTTTATAAAATTCAAGTATTAATTGGTCATATTTAATATTGTTGTTAATCCAACTTGCTAAAATTTTGTTGTCAACTCCAAATATTTCGATATCGGCAGCTTCACCTTTACAATGTTGCGATTTGCTTGAAGAACCTATAGCTTCGCTTAGGCGAGCCGACCTAAAGCCAGAGGATATTATTACAGGCATTTCAAATTTATTGCGTATAGGTTGAAGAACATTTTCACAAAGTTTAGTCAAAGCTAAAACTTGCATCTGATTAGGTTTATTTTCAAACCCTAGTCGAGTTGCTGTTTGTGACTTTGTTAGCTCTGCCAGAGAAAAGTTTTCTGTTAATTTCATATAATTTATTGATTGGATAAGAGATTGTTGCCCAAACACCCCATATTGAAAAGAAGAATAAAAAACCTAAAAATAAAACTAAGGTTACTAAAGCATCCAAGATATCACTAATAAACCACATAATACAATCACTATAAGGTCTTTATTGTTAACATACAAGTCTTTTATCATATCTTTATAAAATTTAATTTTTTCTAACATCTCCATCTCCTCCTTGCTTGACAAATTCTTTTGTTAGGTGTTTTCCTACAGTTTACATTGTGCATCTTCATTTGTCCACGACTTCTAGCACAATAAGATTTTCTTCTTTTAGCTCGTGACTTACTTGGTTTTTTTTCAGTCACAGCCGTTTGTAACTTTGAACCTGGATTTTTACGCCTGTAAGCTTTTACACCAGCTTCAGTCATTCCTGCACCTGATTTTGTTGGTCTAAAATTTTTTTTATTTCTAGGAGGCATGCCTCCCTCTTTTAGACCAAACAAATCCAAGTCTTCGTAATAACTATCCATTATCGGTGTCGGCAGTTATTGGTGTTACAAAAACAGTCACAGAAGTTACATTTGAAATTGTCAAATGCATGTCTGTTTTAAACAAGATACCATCTAAAGGTATATCTACCTGATACTGGTCGGCAGCACTACTGGCTGGAGTTGTAATCACAAGTTTTTGTGTACCACTTGCTCCACCATCTTTAAAAGTTAAAGTTCCTGCACTGGCATGACCAACATAATAAATAGATAATAATCTAGTTCTACCAGACTGTATTGTGCCTGTTGATGTTAAAGTTTTTGCACCTACATCAGAGTTCATAATTCACTCCTATCTGTCAGACGCAGCAAACATATAATCAATTGATGTAACTTTAGTTCCAGTAGCATTACCTGATAAAGACATTGCAGCTATTGTTAAAATTTCATCAGTTGGAATATTATCTGTATGTGTTGCAACTAATTTTCTATTTACAAAAAAGTCAACTTTTCCTGTGCTTTGACAACGAATACTTAATGTAACGTCAGTATCGTTTTCCATGTCAATACCAGAATCTGTTGAAGTTTCTGTACCATCTTTTTCTGTTTTACAAAGAATTGATGCATCTCCATCATCTTTTTGAAATACAATTCTATCTGTAGCTGTAAGCATAGCTTCAGGATTGGTTGCAAAATTTATAGTGAAACCAAAACATAAATCAGTGTCAGTTACATCAGATGTTCTAACTTTAGTTTCAAACCAAAGAGCTTTATCAGATTGAACCTGAAAAATTTCATTTTTTTGAATAGAAGCACCATCGTTATCTGTGGTTGCTGTTGAGTTAAGATTGACTAAACCATTAAGTTGGTCTGCTGCAATAGCTACAGACGCACCTGAATCTTTTACGACAGTCCATCTATGACCTGTATTAGAATCAAATCCAATTCTATCGAAGTCATCAAAGTAAACTACATAATCTGGGTTTTTATCAATTGGTAAGTTTTCAAACCATTTCTTTTCATTATTTTTTCCTGCGAAAAGAATAGGTCCTGTAAAATGTACTCCTGCCATTTTTTCTCCTAGTTAAAAGATATAGTC